TTCGCCCCAACAATATTATCCCGTTCCATCAACCCAAAATTATGATCAAGGATATGTTACAAGATACTTTATAAGAAAAGCTAATAATGTAGATGCCAAAATTATTGAGATAGATCAAATACAGTTTGGTCAAATAGGAAGCCAAATAGATCCTTATTTATATATGAAGACTTCGTTACCTTGGAAATTAACAGGTAATATAAAAGATGTAGAATCTACGAACTTTAAAATTACAAGAAAGTATAACGAAGAGCTGCCCGGGCTTATAAAATATCTTCAAAACTACACAGAATTATATAGAGGATAATCTTTTTTCGCTAAAAATTAGGTTATATCAAATTTATTTTATATATTTCTGGTATGCTACCCATTGTAGAAACCGAAATTGAATTATTTGACTTGATAAGTGAAATCGAAGATCATCGTATCTTCGTAGCGCCAATACTGAAAGATCCATTTCTGCATTATCAAGTAAATAGCATTTCTTTATTATATTTATATGATCTTACATTAGACAAAGAATGTATAGTAAGTTTTAATCATTCCGAAGCTCTTTCTATTGAGGAATCATTATTAACTAAACTATTATGTGCCAGTAAAGAATGCTTTGTTTTAAATCTTAAGTATATATTATCTAAAGTTACTTGTGCTCATATGTATGATGCTAATCTTGTAATATATTTTACTACGAACAAATCAATAGATTTAGAAGAATACAATACTCCCGTTCATGAATATTTTAATCAAAAATACAGTAATCTTAAAGATCTTAATCATCTTATACCAATCGTTAAACAGCATGAAAAGTTTGGCGATATAATAAAAGAGCATAAAGAATTATTTAAGTCATTTAATATAACCGAAGCATTTATAAAATATAATACAGCAATAAAGACGCTTAATAAAATAGAAGTAAATGGATTATATGTTAATTCTGATATATTAAAAGAAACGTTTCCAAATGTAACAATAACTAATGATTTTGTTTATTCTGAATATAATCCTTATACAACAACAGGAAGACCTTCAAATAGATTTGATTCAGTAAATTATGCGGCTTTAAATAAAGAATCAGGAGTAAGAAAATCATTTAAATCTAGATTTGGAAGTGATGGGTTCTTATTGCAATTTGATTATGATGCATACCATATTAGATTATTAGGAGAATTATTAAATTATGATTTTCCAGGTAAAATAAATATGCATGAATATTTTGGAAGACAATATTTTGGAAAAGATATATTAACGCCAGAAGAGTATGAACAAAGTAAAGGAATAACCTTTAAATTATTATATGGTGGTATTGAAAAAGAATTTTTAGAAATACCCTTCTTTAAATTAGTAGATGATTTTACTAAAACTAATTGGAAACTATATAAAGATCAAAGATACTTAGAAACGCCGATATATAAAAGGACATTAAAACATACTTTCTTTAGTGAGATGAATTCGCAGAAACTTCTTAACTATCTTATTCAATCATTAGAGATGGAAGAAACGTTGGCGATATTAGATACTTTGACGAGCTTTAATGAAGGATATAAGAGTAAGATGATATTATATACATACGATTCCTTATTGATCGACTTTCATAAAGATGACGGCGGTAAATATATTAAGAAATGCCAAGACATATTAGAATGTAATGGGAAATATCCAGTAAAAGTTCAAGCAGGTTATGATTATCAATTATTGAAGAATGTAACGTTATAGATATTTATATTAAATAATCTATAATCAGTGATACGCCTACTTTGCACATTTACTACAGAAGATAATCTTCAATCGGTAATTAATGATATTTCAACTAATTATGATATCCTTAATGGGAAGATTTTTATTCTTCAGTTAAGCGAAAATCCAGAGCTAGCTTGCACATATAACATAGAATCCGGTAACCTTAGTAATCTATTAGATAATACAATATCTATACATAGAAGAAAAGAAAATAATGTATTATATACTATTAATGGATTAAACCATTTAATAAAATCTCTTAATAATAATATATTAGATAAAGGATATAAAATTAATTGGGATGATTATTCCAATAGCGCGTTACTAGTAACTGATGGCCAATTAGTAATACATCAATTACAAATATACAAGATTGTATATATAAAATAAAAAAGAAAAGAAAAAATTAGGATAATACGAAAGATAATATTATATTAGATAAAGAAATTAGATATCAGTTAGATACTAAATAAAAAACAAGAGAAAAACAATTATGGCAATTAACTTAGACGCAATCCGAGCCAAATTAGGCGATTTGCAAAAGAACACTGGTAAAAGTGAAAAACAAGAAAATCTTTGGAAACCAGAAGGTACCCAAGTAATCAGAATCGTACCGTATCAATTCAATACGGAGAATCCATTTAATGAACTTTATTTTCATTATGAATTCGGTAACAAACAATACTTATCACCATCGACATTTGGTAAGGCAGATCCAGTAGTAGAGTTTTCAGAAAAGCTTCAATCAACAGGTAAAAAAGAAGATTGGAAATTAGGAAAGAAAATTGAACCTAAAATGAGATGTTATGCACCTATTATCGTTCGTGGTAAAGAATCAGAAGGAGTTAAATTTTGGGGATTTGGTAAGACAGTATATGCTGAATTATTAGCATTTATTGCTGACCCTGATTATGGTGATATTTCAGATCCAGTTTCTGGAAGAGATATTACAGTAGAGTTCAAAACTAAAGAACAAACAGGAAAAGACTTCCCTGAAACATCAATCCGTATTAAACCAAATCAAACTCCGGTTTCTACAGATAAGGAAATTATCAAAAAAATAGCTACAGGTCAAAAGAATTTATTAGAGATTTTTAAAGAACCTTCTTACGAAGATTTAAAGATAGCTTTAACAAATTGGTTAAATCGTGATACAGAAGGAATGGCAACAGAAGGAGCGCCTGCTCAATCAAATGCCCCTGCTAAAGTATCAACTCCTACAAAGCCTGCCGAAACTAAATCGGTAGAAGATATATCAAGCGCATTCGATAGCTTGTTTAATTAACAACAAAAGTAAATAAGGAGGGTATTTGATATACTCTTCTTATTTTACTATAATAATAAAGCATTATGGCAAAAAAGAAAAGTGAAGGACTTGGAGCAGATGACATCCAAGAAGATTTAGCGTCAGTACTAGCAAGTACATTAAATGCAAAATTCAAAGAAACAAATCAAAAGGTAGCATTCTTTTTAGATAAAGATGTTGATTCTCCTAGTAATGTTACAGATTGGATTTCTACAGGCAATGATATTGTAGATTTAGCTATTTCAAATAGACCTTATGGTGGATTACCAGTAGGACGTATTATAGAGATAATGGGTGAAACCGCAGCAGGTAAGTCTTTATTAACTGCTAGTATTTTAGCTCAGTGTCAACGTAAGGGTGGATTAGCAATTTATATTGATACTGAGAATGCAGTAGCAAATGAATTCTTTGAAATGTTGGGTATGGATTTAAGTAAAATGATTTATGCTCCTATTGAAACAATAGAAGATGCATTTGCAGTTATTGAAACTATCATTGAAAAAGTTCGCATATCTGATAAAGATAGATTAGTGTGTATTGCAATTGATTCTATTATGGGCGCAACTACAAAAGTAGAACAAGCAGCTGATTATGAAAAAGATGGATTTGCAACTACCAAAGCTATTGTATTATCAAAAGCAATGCGTAAGATTACTAATATGATTGGTCGTCAAAAGATCTGCTTAATTTTAACTAATCAATTACGTGATAAAGTTGGAGTTATGGGTTTTGGAGAAAAGACTCAAACATCAGGAGGTAAGGCAGTTGGTTTCCATGCTTCTGTGAGATTGCAACTTTACAATTTAGGTATGATTAAAAAGTCAGACGGAACGGTAGTAGGAGCAAGAACAAAATTAAAACTTAAAAAGAATCGTTTAGGACCACCGAGTAGAGAAGTAGAATATGATATTTATTTTGATTCGGGTATTGATTCAGCGCCAAGTTGGATTGACGAATTAGTAAAGCATAAGTTAGTTAAGAAGCGCGGAGCATATTATGATTATGTAGATCAAGAAACTGGAGAAGAAGTAATCTTTACATCTGCTAATATATTGACGAAGCTCAAAGAAAATCCTGCATTAAAGAAACAGGTATATGAAAGACTTTGCAGCGAATATATTATGAAGTATGATCCTTCTAATCCAGATGAAGAATTACAATTAGTTACAAGTCCCGATGGTGGAGACGATTTTTAAACAACACAAAAAACAATAAGTTATGAGTAAAAGCATATATTTCGGTGACGATTCACGTCAAAGATTATATACGGGAGTTAAAAAACTTAGTCAAGCAGTAGCCGTTACATTAGGGCCGAAAGGCCGTAATGTGGTTATTGGTAAGAAGTTTGGAGCACCGTCTATAACTAAGGATGGAGTTTCTGTCGCAAAGGAAATCGAATTAAAAGACCCAATGGAAAATATGGGTGCCCAAATGATTAAAGAGGTTGCCTCTAATACAGCTAATATTGCTGGAGATGGAACAACCACCGCAACAGTATTAGCATCAGAAATTATCTTTCTTGGATTAAAGAATGTAGCAGCAGGTGCCAATCCAATGGATTTAAAACGTGGTATTGATAAAGCAGTGGATACAGTAGTTCAAAGCTTAAAGGATCAATCACAAAAAGTAGGCGACGATAATAACAAGATTCAGCAAGTAGCAACCATTAGTGCTAATAACGATGAAGTAATTGGTATCTTAATTGCTAATGCAATGGCAAAGGTTGGTAAAGAAGGAGTAATTACAGTCGAAGAAGCTAAAGGAACTGATACAGAAGTAAAGGTTGTTGAAGGTATGCAATTTGATAGAGGTTATTTATCTCCTTATTTTATTACTAATCCTGAAAAGGGTGATGCAGTATTAGAGTCTCCTTATATTTTAATTTATGATAAGAGGGTAAGTAATATGAAAGATTTATTGCCTATCTTAGAACAAGTAATGAAGACCAGACAACCTTTAGTAATTATTGCTGAAGATGTTGATGGTGAAGCATTAGCTACGTTAGTCGTAAATAAAGCTAGAGGAGTATTTCAAATTGCAGCTGTTAAAGCTCCGGGCTTTGGTGAAAAGAAAAAAGCAATGTTAGAGGATATTGCTATCTTGACAGGAGGGACTGTAATTAGTGAAGAAAGAGGCTTTAAATTAGAAACTGCTACTATTGATATGCTTGGAAGAGCAGAAAAAGTTATTGTTGATAAAGACACTACTACTATTGTTAATGGATTTGGAGATAAAGAAGCTATCATTACTAGAATAAAAGAAATTAAAGTTCAGATCGATAATTGTAAAAGCGATTACGATAAAGAAAAATTACAAGAGCGATTAGCTAAATTAGCTGGCGGTGTTGCAATTCTTTATATTGGCGCGGTTACTGAATTAGAAATGAAAGAAAAGAAAGATCGTGTAGATGATGCTTTAGCAGCTACCCGCGCAGCAATAGAAGAAGGAATTGTCCCAGGTGGTGGAGTAGCTTTAATCAGATCAATAAAAGAGCTAGATACATTATTAGATAATAATTTAGATCTTAATGAAGATGAAAGATTAGGTATTCGTATTATTAAGAAAGCAATTGGAGAACCATTCCGTACTATTATTTCTAATGGTGGTGGTAAACCAGATGTTATTTATGATAAGATTATAAGTATGGATACAGATTCTGGCTATAATGCTAAAACTAATGAATATGTTAATATGTACGAAGCAGGTATTATTGACCCTACCAAAGTAACAAGAGTTGCTTTACAAAATGCTGCAAGTGCTGCATCAATGATTATGACTACAGAATGTGTTATATCAGAAGATACAGACAAGAAGCCAGAAGAGCTTCATCAATACCCAATGAACTAAAAAAAGTTATGTATGCTGAATAAATATATCGAATTATTAAAAGAAATTCAGCAAGAAAAAGATAGTGCCGATTCAGTTAATATTAATTCTAGGATTATGTTAATTGACGGCACTAATTTTTATCTTCGCTGTTTCATGGCAAATCCAAGTTTAAATGAAAATGGAGAGCACTTAGGAGGATCATTAGGATTCTTGAGATCTTTGGGCTCTTATATTAAGACTTTTAAACCTACCCGGGTAATTATTACCTTTGATGGTAAAGGCGGTTCGCAAAAAAGAAGAGATATTTTCAGCGACTATAAAGGAAATAGATTAAACCCTAAATCATTTAATAGGGCTGAAATATTTGAAGACGCGGAAGATGAAGCAAAATCAATGCAACATCAATTTATGCGATTAGTTCAATACTTAAGATGCTTACCAGTATTGGTAGTTTCTTTAGATCATATTGAAGCAGATGATATGGTATCATATTTAACGACATCAGTATTGCCTAAGGTAAGTAATAATATTATATTGGTTTCAGATGATAAGGATTTCTTACAACTAATAAACGATAAAGTATCAGTATACAGACCCGTTGAGAAAAAGATGTATAAACTGCCGGAAATGAAAGAAAGATTTGGAGTTCCTGCAGAGAATTATCATTTGTATAAGGTCTTTATAGGAGACTCATCCGACAATATACCCGGCATACCAGGAATCGGGCCTAAGACCGCAGAAAAACTGGCTATACTCCAAGAAAATAGGATTGTTGGTTTGCAAGAGTTTTTAGATTATTGCGAAGCCAATACTGATAATAAAGTATACAAGAAGATTTTAGACCATAAAGAGGCAATTATACGAAACTATAAGTTAATGCAGTTACATGATGTTGATATATCAGGAACGCATAAATTATTTTTGCAAGATAAGTTTAGAGATTCTGTATCTACAATCAATAAAAATGAATTCTTACAAATTTTAACATTAGATAAGGGCTACACTTATATTAAAGATCCTGTAGCTTTTTTAAATTATTTCAGTCAACTAAATTTATTTGCGCTAGGAACTAATAATAACTCTTGATCTTTAGAAAATAAAATTATATATTAAAGTATGAATCAAGACAAATTTACTCAATACGGAAAAACCTTTCAATTAAAAATTATAGCAGCATTATTAAAGGATAAGTTATTTCTTCAACAGATATATGATATACTTATTCCTGAATATTTTGATTCTGAAGCCAATACCTGGATTGTAAATGTAATAATGAAATATTTTCCAGAGTATAAGACAGTCCCAACCTTAGAAGTATTTAAAGTAAAGGCCTTAGAATTAACTAATGAACCTTTAAAAATGTCTATTGTAGAATCTTTAAAAGATATATTAAGATATGTTGAAGCTGAGGATTTAGAGTTTGTTAAATCCGAATGTATTAATTTCTGTAAGAACCAATGTATTAAGACTGCTATTATTGAATCAGTAGAATTATTACAATCTGGAGAATATGACAATATTAAGAAAAAGATTGATAATGCTATGAAAGCAGGAGCCAATCAAGATATTGGAATGGATTACTTAAAAGATATTAAGCAAAGATATGAAGAATCTGCTAGAAAAACTATTGCAACTCCTTGGACTGCTTTTAATGAATTAGTTGATGGTGGTATTGGTAAAGGAGAGCTTATTATATTTGTAGCAGGACCTGGAGCAGGTAAATCTACTGCGATGATTAATGTTGGAGCTCATTTATTAAGACAAGGTAAGACAGTAGTGCATTATACAATGGAATTATCAGAGCCTTATGTAGCTCAAAGATATGATTCGGTAGTTACAGGAATAGCTACTGCGAACTTAAAATATAACTTAGATGAGGTAGAGCATGAATTAGGAAAATTGACAGGTCAATTAATATTAAAGTATTTTCCAACAAAAACCGCATCGGTAACAACCTTAAAGGCGCATTTAGATAAAATGCTAATGCAAGGAATAAAACCAGATATCGTTATTGTAGATTATGCAGATTTATTAAGATCAGCTAAATCAAAAGAGAAGCTTCATGAAGAGCTAGAAACTACATACGAAGATTTAAGAGGATTAGCAGGTGAATATCAAATACCATTAGTTACAGCATCTCAAGCAAATAGAAGTTCAGTTGAATCAGATATTATTACATCAGATCAAGTAGCTTCTTCTTTTAGTAAGATTATGATTGGCGATGTTATTATTTCATTAGCAAGAAAGACGACAGATAAGATAGCCGGAACAGGAAGAGTCCATTTTATTAAGAATAGATTTGGGCCTGACGGATTAACTTTGCCAACAAAACTTAATATGTCTAATGGAAGAATTGATATGTATCAAGAAACTTCTATTAAAGGAAGAGAGACAAGAACAGATATGGATGAAGATACAGTAACACGAAAATCTTTAG